TAGACGCGGTTAAGCATTTCCTTACCAAGATGGTGGACGGTGGATACCCCCGGCTATGTATTAAATAAGTCGTGTAAATACCTTAGAAAGGGTAAGATGGGCGGCTATAAGTACAAAAAGATACAAATGTCAGGCGAAGATAGGTACAATCTGAAACCTGATAAGAATGTTTTCTCTCATCCAGCAGATGCCGAGCAGTATTTAGCATGTGGTTATACGGCTGGATTACATGAGCATGAAGAAGAATATTACGATGACAACCATAGGAACGTGAATTCAGGTGGCTATTAAAACTCTTTTAGAACTAATGACTAATACAAACATAGCTGAAGATATTAACGCTAAAGATGGCGGTGATATTGAGTTAATGAATATTGGTCGAGAAGTTAAAGAGGGTCAAGGCGCTGACTGGGATTCTATGGCTGATTGGCGTGCTGATATTGAGATGGGACTAGACTTGATTAAACCATCTAACGGCCCGCGTAGTGAACCATGGGAAGGTGCAGCAAACTTTAAAAGTCCTATCCTTATGGAAGCTCGGCTTAAGTTTGGTGATAGAGCAAGCCAAGAGTTACTTAAAGGTAACGACATTGTAAAAGCTTCAGTCGTTGGCAAAGATCCAGAAGACGAGAAGGCTGATAGAATTGAGCGCGTTCAAGCTGTAATGAATTGGCAGTTAACCGTTGAGAGTAGAAGCTGGGTAGAGCAGCAAGATAAATTGCTATACGACCTATCGTGTCAGGGAAGCATATTTAAGAAGACTTTCTTTAACGCATCATTAGGGCATAACGAATCAGAAGTGATTATGTTCCCTAACTTTGCCATTAACCAATCAACTAAGACATTAGAAGACGCGCCACGCTTTACGCATAATATCTACCTAACACCTAATAAGATTAAAGAAAATCAATTGTCAGGCATATGGCTTGACGTTGAGATAGAAGAGGGCGCTAAATCTAATGAGACTGATGACACTGAAGCGGTAAGCGATAAGCTAACAGAATTCTTTGAGCAACAAACCTCACTAGATTTAGACGATGATGGCTATGATGAACCATATGTAGTAACCATACACGCCTCATCTGGTCAGGTAATGAGAATCAAAGCTCAGTTTGGTTTAGATGATATTTCATTGATGGATAATAACGGCTTAGTAACTACTGCTGACCGTTTAGTTGAGCTTGATGAAGAGAATAACCCTGTAGTTGATGCTGATGGCGATATAGTTTTTATAGATCCAGATAAAGAAAGAACAGTTATTAAGATTGCCCGAGATACCAGCATTACTGAGTATGGGTTTATCACTGATCCACAAGGCAAATTCTTAAAGGTTGGCTACTTCCATATCTTAGGTGCTTACTGTGACGGTATTAATACCACGACTAATCAGCTATTAGATTCTGGTACATTGGCAAACCTTCAAGGCGGCTGGCTAGCTAAAGGCTTTCGAAAGAAAATGGGCAATCAGAAAGCGGCTCCAGGTGCTTACATTGCCACAGATATTAAAGCTCAAGATTTGCAGCTAGGCATTAGACCTTATGATTTTAAGGAGCCATCACCTACCTTATTAAATCTTAATCAGAATATGAATAACGAGGCTCAACGGCTATCAGCAACTACTGATTTAAGCGCAGCACTCGGACAGAATACTCCAGCTACAACAGCCTTATCTATCGTTCAAGAGCAGCAAGAGGCAAGCGGAGCGATTATCCTGCGTGTTTATAGAGCTATGGGTAGAGAGTTTAGTATCTGGTTTAAATTGAATAGCAAGTTTATGGATTTTAAATTGTATGCTGAATTAGTAGACGATGAAGACGCTAACCCTATTGAAGATTTCAATACTCAGGATATGGATATAGCACCATCTGCTAACCCTCAAAACTCTAGCAAGATTCAGAGGATCCAGAAGGCTCAAGCACAGCTAGCAGTCATGGCGCAGATACGTGAGACAGGCGGCAATCCTCAGCCTGTAGTAGAAGATTACTTGAATGCTATTGGCTCAGAGTCAGTAGAAGATATATACCCAGAGCTAACACCTGAGCAGCAAGAAGCGGCGCAGGCTAAGACAGAAGAAAATGAAGCATTAGAGAAACAATTAAGATTCTTACCAGTTAAAGCGCAGGCTGATATTGGTGAAGCAGAGAAACTTAAATCACAAGTAGCATTGTTAGATGCGCAGACTCGAAGAGAGAAAGCCATTAAAGATAATGAATTAACAGACGCTAAGATTATCGAGACAGAAGCGAGCGCCATACTCAAGAAAGAGCAGGCAGAGACAGAAGAAACTAAGAACGCAGGCGCTATAGTAAGTAGTGAATTACAAATAGACAAAGCCAATAGAGAGGCTGATCTAGATAGACTAGATAGAGAGAAATTAAATGAGCAAGATAGTTCATCAGGAACAAATACTTGAGTGGTTAGATAACCCCGTAACACTGTTATACATTGAAATACTTAACGATCAACTAGCATCACTCCAAGAATCCGAGCGTTATCGCCCAACTATGTCCATTGGCGATAGGCAATTACCTGTGTCTGCGGAATATATAGCCATGCAGCAAGCTTATTTACAGGGTCAAATAGAAAGTATTAAAGAGATTTCAAACCTAGAGGAGATGTTTAAAGATGTTGAAAGTTAAACCGTGTGGGACTCAGTTACTGATTAAGCTAGAGGAGGTTAAGGAATTATCCGAGGGCGGCATTGCTATGCGAACCCAAACAGAGCAGAAGAGAGAGGAGGCTGGCCAGAATATGGGTAGAGTGTTGGCTCTTGGTCCTTTTGTTCATGCTGACTGGGAAGGATTTGATAGTGATAAACCTTCTGATAAGGCAAATCAATGGGGGTATGAGTTAGGCGACTTAGTTTTCTTTGGTCGTTATGACGGTATTACACCGAACATTCCAGGTTATGAAAACCACCGATTAATTAACAGTAATTGCATCTTAGGCAGCGCAGGAGAATAATAATGGAAGCAGAATTAGAAATTAACGAAGCATTAGGATTAGGTGATGGCGAAATACAAGACGAACCCAAACCCCAAGAAGAAGCCAGTGAAGAAATCCAAGAGGAAATCCAGTTCTCAGAAATAGAACGGTCTGCAATGGATCAGGGCTGGAGTAAGGACAGGTACGAAGAAGACCCAAGCAACTCAAGAAGCGCTAAGGATTACGTGGAATGGGGTGATATGAAGTCTCAGATTCGCAATCAAAACGCTCAGATGCAAGGCATGAAGAAGGCCCATAATGAAGCTATGGTTAATCTTAATATCTTTAATAAGGCTCAATCTGAACAGCGGCTAACAGCTCTTAAATCTGAGTTAGAGAAGGCTGTAGAAGATGGCAACTTAGAAGAGGTTGGTAGGATTAATGATGAACAAATATCAATTGCTAAGCAGGCCGACATTGCGCCGGTAAAAGCTCAAGCAGTAGACGAGAGCGATCTAATGGAGCGTTGGTATGATGATAACCCTTGGTTTATGGATATATCAGACCCTAGAACAAGCTTCGCCAATAGCGCCCATCAAAGAGCGACTAATAAAGGTTTAGTTGGCAGCGAACGATTAGAGTTTGTTAATAATGCTGTAACGACTCAGTTCACATCAGCACCTAAAGCTAAGGTTAATCAGAATCGCAATAAGGCTAGTGATTATGCTGGCAGTAATGGCGCACCTAAGAGTAGAGAGCGAAAATTAACGATGGATGATATACCGGCAGATGCCATGGGAATGCGTGAATTGTTCGAGACAGATGAAGCGTTTATTAAATCTTACCAGAATAGCCAGAAAGGAGTTTAATCATGACTGAAGAAAACAAAGTAAAGAATAAGCCTGGACCTAAGCCAAAATTAGGTGGCTCAGAATCTAAAGAAGTAGCAGCACCAAAGCCAAGGCAGCGTGTTCCAATGCATGGAGATGCTAACCAGCAAATCCCTAACGAAGCTAAAGACCCTGCTTTTCATTTCAGATGGTGCGCTGATTATGGCAAAGGTAAGATTGAAAGATACAAGGGTGCTTTGTGGGAATTTGTCACAGATAAGGCTGGAGATCGAATAAAACGGCCTGGAGGAGAGCCTTTGTACCTAATGAAGCTACCAAAAGAGCTTTGGGAGGAAGATCAGCTTGCAAAACGTGGTAAAATAATGGATATTAACAAGCAATTAAAACAAGATAACGCTCCTAAAGAAGATGGAGCGTTACCTGAGTACCTTGTAAAAGGTCAAAACATACTTTAGTTTCCATTTATACCGTTAGCCAGCGCGTTAACCAGAACAGGGCAACATGCCCCTCCACCGATAGTTAGAAGACTGTTTAGGGTAGGAAAAAAGGAACGTAAACAATATTACCGTCATTAATTGATGGGTTGTTTGCATAATTTTTTTACTCTAAACAATTAACTATTAAGGAGTGTTCTTATGGCTGGTTTTAACTTAGTCAAAACACAAGGCTCAAGCGGTTACACTGGAAAGGTTCAAACTTACGCCTTCCTAGCTGCTGATGCTAATCTAATGGCTCTTGGTGATGCGGTTATCGTTTCTGGTACTGCTAATGCTGATGGCGTTGCTTCAATCACTCGTGCAAACGGCGGTGCTGGTACTGCAATTACAGGTACTATTGCTGGTTTTGCTCCAGACATCTCAAATCTTGAATTGAAAGGCCGATCAGCTTCGACTGCTCGACTTGCTCAAATTCAAATTGATCCTGATGCTGTATATGAACTTGAAATCGGCTCTGTATTAGCTATCACTGATGTCGAAGCTAACTTCCTATTGACCCCAACAGCACCTACTACCACTGGTAGTCTGGTTCGTTCTGCTATGGTCTCTGGCGCAGCTTCTGCTACTGGTCCTCTTCGTTTAATCGGTCTTAAAGCTGATTCTACTGGCGTTCTAGCTCTTGGTGCGGTTGGTAATATCGGTATCTTTACCATAATCCGTTCTCAATCAACTAACTTAACTGGAGTGTAGATCATGAGTGTAATTACTACTGGCAACACAGCAAGAATGCTCCAAGAAGGTCTTAATACGATCTTCGGTGACGAATATAAATCGCATGATATGCAATGGGATAAGATCTTTGATGTAAATTCCAGCAAGAAAGCCTTTGAAGTTGATCAACAGTTCGAGGGTTTTACTCTTGCACCTGTTAAGCCTCAAGGCGATTCAATTGCATATGATACGCAAACAGAAGGTTTTACACCTAAATACCCTGCATTAACTTACGGTAAAGGCTTTATTGTTACCGAAGAAGCAGAAGACGATAATCTGTATGGCGTATTTAAGAGCAAGGCGCGTAGTTTAGCTTTCTCTCTGCAACAGACTAAGGAAGTTGTTTGCGCTAACGTGCTAAACAATGCCTTTGATTCTAACTTTTTGATGGATGGCGGCGATGGTGTTTCTTTATTGAATACTTCACATGCTAACGGTCCTACCGATTCAGGTACGTTCTCTAATAAATTAGCAGTTGATGCCGATTTAACAGAAGCAAGCTTAGAAGATTTGTTAATTCAGATCAGCCAGGCAACTGACCCTCGAGGATTGCGTATTGCTTTGCAAGCTGTTCGTTTAATCGTTGCACCTACTAACCGCTTTAATGCTAAGCGTATCTTAGGTTCAACTTTACAGAATGATACTGCTAACAATGCTTTAAACGCTGTTAAAGATCTTTCTGCAATCGACGAAAGCTTTGCTGTAAATAACTACCTTACTGATGATGATGCTTGGTTTGTAAAAACTAATGCTCGTGCCGGTATGCGTTATTTCACACGTAGAGAAGTTCGTTTTGAACAGGATATGGATTTTGGTACATCTAACAAGCGATTCAAAGCAACTGAGCGTTATAGCGCTGGTTGGTCTGATAGCCGCGGAATGTACGGAACTTCAGGTTCTTAATACCCTATAGGATTGGGGCTGTAATGGCCCCCTTTCTTTTCAATTTTATTGTGTCCTTGGTTTGGTCAGTTCGGGTTCAATTCCCCTAGGCACTGGAGTAATATTATGTCAGAAGCACGCCTAACTGGATTCCCCAACGGTATCAGCTCTTTTCTAGTTGATAGTAATGCTGAATCTAAATCCTCTGCTTATACGGTTGTTATCACTACCGACTCAGGCAAAACCTTTACTAATTCATTAACTGATGGTGTTGTATTTACACTTCCATCTATCGCTATTGGTAATACTGTAACCTTCGTTAACACCGCTCCAAGTGGCCAAGCTGATTTAACTATTAGCCCTGCTGCTGCTGACGGTATTACTTACGCCGGCTCATCTACCGACAATAAAGACCTTATTAATACTAAAGCCACTGCTAAATATGGTGACTCTGTAACGCTTTCATCTTTGAATGGAACTGTTGCGTGGCAAGTTGTTGCCGCTCGTGGAATTTGGGCCAAAGAAGCTTAAGGAATAGTCATGTTACTTAAAAGAAAAACTGTTGCTGCTGCTGCTATTGGTGATTGGATTCCAGTTAATCGCAGGTCATGGGGTAATATCGGTTTTACCGTAAACCCTCAGCCTAGCGCTGCTGGTACTTATGACGTTGAGTTTACCGAAAGCCAATTACAGAACGGTACTAAGAAAGTTCCTATATCTCGTTCAACTACAGTATTAACCGTTAGTTTAGTCAATCATGGCTTAGCTGTTGGTGATGATGCTGTTATAACCGAGTCAGGAGACTATGACGGTGTTTTAGTCGTTGCTTCTGTAGTTGATGCGGATAGCTTTACCGTTACTGTGGACGCTTCTGGTGACTCTCGATCTGCTACGGTTGCGCCGGTTATTGCTGACACTGTTGTGGATTTTGCAGCAGCTACAGGTAAAAACTCAGGGTTTATAGACGCTTCGATTGTTGCTATCAGATTGAATTGCACAAACTCAACTACAGCGGCGCATGATATTTTAATCAACCAGTTCGAGAGTTAGAAAATGGGAATTGGTGGAGCTGGTATAGGCGGTTTAGGTATTGGTGGGTTAGGTATTGGGGGCTTGGGTATTCCATCCTCTAAAGTTGTAGCCGACCCTGCTTTCACTATCGAGGTGGATACTACTAAAGCCGGTAGCGCCTCGGATACTATGATTATCCCCTTGGTTAACGGTCAGTCTTATGACTTTGAAATTGACTGGGGTGATACCACTGTAGAGACTTTCACTAGCTCAGCATTGACTAATGTAACTCACGTTTACACAAGCGGTGGTGTCTTTACTATAAAGATTACCGGCACATTCCCTCGCATATTCTTTAACAATACAGGCGATAAACTCAAGTTATTAGACGTTTCAAACTGGGGTGCTCCGGTTTATTCAAGCATGAATTCAGCGTTTAGAGGTTGCGCTAATATGATTGTTAGCGCTACCGATAGTCCCGATACTTCTACGGTTACAGACTTCTCTCAAGCGTTTAGAGAATGTTCAGCGCTAACTGGCGACTTTTCAGGATGGGATCTTTCCTCAGCAACAACCTCCGCGCTTATGTTTTTCACATGCCCTTTATTTAATTCTGATTTATCGAGCTGGAATGTATCGAATGTAATTAGCTTTAATAGCATGTTTCAAAATGATATTAATTTCACTTCTGATTTGATTTATCAGGCTGGAATGTATCGAGCGGCACTAATTTCGCCGCTATGATTGTTGGATGTTCTGTTTTTAACTCTGATTTATCAAGTTGGAATGTATCGAGCAGCACTAATTTCGACAGCATGTTTGAAAATTGCACGTTATTCACCTCTGATTTATCCAGCTGGAACGTATCGAGCGGCCTTAATTTTACCGATATGCTCAGGTCATGTCCCGCGCTAGACTTTGATTTATCTAGCTGGCAGATACAGAGCGCTACTACCATGACTCGGATGCTTAATAATTCGGGATTCTCAACGGCTAACTACGACTTACTGCTAAACGCGTGGTCTTTACTATCCGTTACTAGCTCAGTGGCTTTCGGCGCTAGCTCAACGTCTTACACAATAGCAACATCACAGGCAGCTAGAGACATTCTAACTGGCGGCGCAAACCTTTGGACAATTACGGATAACGGCGGAATCTAATGAGCACAATTAAAAACGAATCGGACGTAGTTATTTGGATCGTATGCGATAACGGCGTGGACGTTTGGTTGCTATCCGACCTAATGCCAGGTGGTACGTGCACAACAGGCCAGCCCAACCAGACGCAGTACGCAACAAGAGCTGAAGCAGTAGCGGCTATTCCAGACCCATACAAACCAAAGCCTGATGAATCAGAAGTGAAATTAATATCATTTTGAAACATGCTATTAAAGCTAATTACATTCGATACATTCCAGCTCGATAAATCAGAATTAAATAAAGGGCATGTGAAAAACATAAGCGCGGAGGTTGTTGCTGAGGAAAGATCCCATC